GGCGAGGCTTAATCCCCGCAATTCAGCCATTCAGGAGCAATACTCATGACGCTTCCCGTCAATCCCGTGGGGAACAGTCCCCAACAGCCCGGCATCCGGGCAGATGTCTTCGTCCCCGATCAACTGATTGCGGGCGGTCTGCAGATCGTTTCGCAACCCATCATCCTCGCCGCTGGCAAGCTGCCGCGTGGTGCCGTGTTGGGCATGATCGCGAGCAGCACTGCGGTCGCCAATCCCGCCGGCGCCAATACCGGTAATGGCACCATCGGTGCGGTTACTGTCGGCGCCGACGCCAAGCTGGGGAATTACCAACTGACGGCCACCGGCGCCACCACGTTCAAGGTGGTGGACCCGGAAGGGGCCGCGCTCGCCAATGCGACGGTCGGCACGGCGTACACGCTGGGTGGCCTGGGATTCACCATCGCCGCTGGCGCCACGGCGTTTGTGGCCGGCGATTCGTTCGTGATCGATGTCAACGATGCGGTTGGCCAGTTTGTTCTTTCGGTGAAGGGGGCGACCGACGGCAGCCAGGTCCCCTCGGCCATTCTGGCGGATTATTCGGATGCCACGGCCGGCCCGGTCAACGCCGGTGCATATGTGCAGGTCGAGGTGAACGGCCGCGCGCTGCACTACGACCCGAGCTGGACGCTTCCCGCGCTGACCGCCGCCCTGCGCCAGTACGCCATTCACGTCAAGTCATCGGTCTCGGCCGCCGAGCCGACCTAACGCCACGCGCCAGTCACGAGGAATGCCCCGCTAGCGGGGCTTTTTTCTGTCTGGACAAAATTGCACGGAGAGGACGAATGCCTTCCAATTTGATCTACAGCACCATCGACCTGATCCAGGTCGTTCCGAACCTTAAAACCGCGCAGTCCTTCCTGCTGGACCGGTTCTTCCCCAACATCGTGACGTCCGATACCGAAGAGGTCGCCATCGACGTCGACATCGGCAAGCGCCGTATGGCGCCTTTCGTCTCGCCCTTGGTCGAAGGCAAGTTGGTCGAGCAGCGCCGCTTCCAGACCAACAGCTTCAAGCCGGCATACGTCAAGGACAAGCGGGCGCCCGATCTGCTCAAGCCGGTGCGCCGCCTGATCGGTGAACGCGTCGGCGGTGACCTGACGGGCGCCGAGCGCGAGATGGCCAACCTGGAAGCAGAAATGTCCGACCAGGTGGATATCCTGACGCGCCGCCTCGAATGGATGGCCGCCAGTGCGTTGCGTCTGGGGCAGGTGACCATCGAGGGCGAAGGCTTCGAAACCGTGATTGTCGATTTCGGTCGTGCGTCCGACCTGACGGTTGCGCTGACCGCCGGTCGCAAGTGGACAGCCGCCAACATTGCCGCAGGCACGGCTTCGCCGACGAGCGATATCGACGCCTGGGCTACCCGCATCCTCAAGCGTTCCGGTGCGACGGTTTCGGAGCTGGTGTTTACGCCCAGTTCGTGGGCAGGCTTTCAACTCGATCCGAAGCTGAAAGGGGCGATCATTCTGCCGGCGCAGGCGTCGTTTGGTAATGCGATCAATCCGGGAACCGAGGTCAAGCAGGGCGCGGCCTATAAGGGCAAGTGGGGCCAGTTCGACTTGTGGCTCTACAACGACTGGTTTGTGGACGAGAACGACGTCGAGCGGCCGATGCTGTACGACGGTGACCTGGTCATGTCCGGCCCCAACCTGCAAGGCACGCGAGCGTTCGGCATGATCAAGGATCCGGCCTTCAACTACCAATCGTTGCCTTTTGCGCCCAAGACCTGGGTCCAGGAAGACCCGGCGCAGCGCTTCCTGATGATGCAGTCGTCGCCCATCGTCATCCCCAGCCGCGTGAATGCCTGCCTGTCGGCCAACGTCTGCGATCCGGCGGTGGATTGATGAGCGGAGCCACTAACCCGAAGGACAAGGCGCCGGCCGCCCCAAAGCTCGTGACGGCCGTGGTGGCGCACGGGCGGATCCTCCAGGCTGAAGACGGAAAATCGCTGGTGGCCGGCGATGAATTGGAGCTGCCGGCTGACGAGGTCGAGCGGCTGCAGCTGCTCGGCTTCCTGGAAGATCCTGACGCACCCGTGATCCGCCGGGACAACGGCCCGCGCTTCGGTTCGGCCGCTGGCCCGCAGATCCGCCGAGGCTGACATGGTTGATTTTGACCAGGTCAACCAGGCCATCAACGGTGCGTTTGGCGAAGAGCTGGTCTATCAACCCGTGGGCGGCACGCCTAAGCCGGTGCCTGGCGTCTTCACGGATGCCTACAAGACGGCATTCCAAGACGGTCAGGGCGGTGTCGGCTGGGTGACGACTGCGCCTAGCGCGGGCATTCGCCTGGCCGATCTCCCGCGTGCGCCCACGAAGGATGACCGCATCACCCGCAAGAAGACGGGCGAGACATTCCTTGTCTTCGAACAGCAGCCAGACGGCATGGGCTGGGTCCATCTGAAACTGAAAAAGCTATGACCACGACAAATCAACTGCGCGCTTTGGCGGTGCAGGCGCTGACGAACACGACCGCAGCAGGCTCGCGGGTGTATTCGCCACGCGATCAGGCAACCTGGGATGGCGAGTACCCCGTCGTTTTCGTGAGAACGGACGGTGAGGATGGTGTTTCCTTTGGCCGAAGCGGTGCTCCTGCTTTTACGGTGACTTCGGCGCTGGTTGTCGAGTCAAGGGCAGAGCACCCTGGTGAGTTGGACGACGCCGGCGCAGCTGCCCTGCAGGTCAAGCTGGAAGCCCTGCGGGATCAGATCAAGGCCGCTGTCATCAACTTCCCGCCGCTCATGCAGGAACTCAACCAGTTCTCTTACTTCCGCACTCGCATTACGGCTGGCCCGGATGATGCCGGGCACCACCTGGGGGCGGTGACGGTGGAGTTGGGGCTGGAGTTTGTGCAGGGGCCGGAGGACTTCTTCCCCGTGCCGACCAACCCCTTGGAAGGGGTGGATACGCGAATTCAGATGCCAGACGGCACCGCCATTCCCGGCGTGGATATCGACCTTCCGCAATAGGAGCTTCGTATGTACATCAAACCTCGTTCGGGATTGAAGGTGTTCGATCCGGTACGCAAACATTTCATGCCCGAAGAGGGCATGCCCGTGGACGAAAACGACCTGTACTGGGCTGCGCGGCTGCGCGACGGCGATGTGGTCAAGGCGGACGCCCGTGGTGTTCAAGCTTCGCCGACCACTGACGTGCTTCCGGCACTGCCCAATAAAGGGGGCAAGTAAATGATCCAGTTTCCCAATATCCCGCAGAATTTGCGGGTTCCACTGTTTTACGCCGATATCGACCCCAGTCGTGCGAACACTGGTCAGATCAACCAGCGAGCGCTGATCATCGGCCAGATCACGAGCGCCGGCACCGCGATTCCCGGCAAGCCGGCAATTTCCCAGGGTTCCAACGAGGCTAAGGTACTGGGCGGCCAGGGTTCGATGCTGGCGCTCATGACCGCGGCGTATCGCGCGCGTGACAGCTTCGGCGAGGTCTGGTATCTGCCGGTGGCTGATGATGCGTCGGCGACCGAGGCCAAGGGCGCGATCAGCTTCACTGCGGCAGCGACGGCCACCGGCGTGCTGTCCCTGTACATCGCGGCATTCTCCGGTTCGCCGGTAATCTCGTTGGTTTGCACGCCGAGCATGACGACCGCGCAACTGGCGACCGCACTGGCTGCGCAAATCAACGCAGTGGCGGACCTGCCGGTCTCGGCGGCGGTGGATGCAGGGACCACCACGAAAGTGAACTTGACGGCCAAGAACAAGGGCCTGGCGAGCAACGACATCGACGTGCGCCTGAACTTCTATGGCGCTCTCAGTGGCGAAGCACTGCCTGCGGGACTGGGTGTCACCATTACCCCGATGTCCGGAGGGCAGGTTAATCCGACGCTGACCACGGCGCTGGCGAACCTGGGAGACATGACCTTCGACTTCATCGCCATGCCGTACAACGATGCGGCGTCGTTGAATTCGGTCAAGGCGTTTCTGTCCACGACGACAGGTCGTTGGAGCTGGTCCCAGGGCCTGTATGGGCACGCTTACGGCGGCTTCCGCGGCACGCTGGGTGAATGCCATACCTTCGGCGCCACCCGCAACGACGAGCATGTGTCCATCATGGGGTTCAACAATTCGCCGACGCCGTCGTGGATCCTGGCCGCCGATCTGACGGCGGCGGCGGCGATATCGTGCCGAGCAGATCCGGCCCAGCCGATGCAGACGGTTGCGCTGGCGAGTTTCCTGCCGCCGCCGCTGGAATCGCGGTTCCAACTGACCGACCGCAACACGCTGCTCTACACGGGCATCAGCACCTTCACCGTGGCGGACGACGGTACGGTGGCAATCGAAAACCTCATCACGACGTACCAGCTGAACGCGTTTGGACAGCCGGACAACAGCTATCTGGAGGTCGAGACGATGAACACGTTGGCGGCGGTGCTGCGGCGCCTGAAGCTGGTTGTTACGTCCAAGTACGCCCGCAAGAAGCTGGCAGCAAACGGCACGCGCCCGGCGCCCGGCTCCAACATCGTGACGCCGAGCACCATCCGTGCGGACCTGACAGCGGACTATCAGTCCATGCAGGACGACAGCGGCTGGGTGCAGGGTGCAGATGTGTTCGCCAAAGGTCTGATCGTGGAGCAGAACCGTACCAATCCCAACCGGGTGGACGTGCTGTATCCGGCGATTCTGATCAATCAGCTACGCATCTTCGCCCTGCTCATGCAGTTCAGCAACATCGTGCCGGCCAGCGAGGCCGCCAGCGCGTAAGTACGCGCGGTAGTGGCATTGCGCCGCCCTCGGGCGGCGTGTTCATTTATAGGAGCCGATTATGGCGAATCTGTTGGCCGGCACCGCCCAAATCACGGTGGACGGCAATTCCTACATGCTGGAGGGGGCGGCGAAGTACAGCCCGTCCACTGTCACTCGCACCAGCCTCGTGGGCCAGGACGGGTATCACGGGGTCAAGGAGATGCCCGTCGCTGGCTCGATTTCCTTCACCGCCCGCGATGCTGGGGATCTGACGGTTTACGACTTCAACCGTATGCGTAATGCGACGGTGGTGCTGCAACTCGCCAACGGCAAGACCGTGGTGGGCCGCAGCATGGCCTGCGTTGATGCGCAGGAAGTCGACACTACCGAAGCCACCTTCGATGTCAAGTTCGAAGGTCCCCTCGTCTCCGAACAGACTGCGAACTGACATGCCCAAGAAAGAAATTCCTGAAGAACTGACCATCACCCTGCGCAAGGCCATCACGCTGGGCCAGGGGAATGACGCAGAAACCTTCACCGAAATGGTCTTGCGCGAACCGGTGGTGGAAGAGGTCCTCGCATTCAACAAGGAAAACGCCAAGGATTCTGGCGACGCCCTTCGTAAGATGATCGCCAAGGTCTCCACGCTGCCGCTAGCGGTCATCAACCGCATAGGCGCGCGAGATTTCATCAAGGCGGCCAACTACCTGACTTCGTTCATGGCCGAGGAAGAAGTCGGCGACGAGGCCGTCGACGGCGTCGAGGGCGACACTGCGGGAAAGTAGTCCGGCCAGTGCCAGACTGGGGACTGATCGCTGCGGCAACGGCGAAATTTTATGCCTGGCCGCCGCGAGAGGTCCTCGGCCTGCGGTTGAGCGAACTGCGGTGGTGGTACGACATGGCAGAACGCCTGGAGGCACAAAATGGCCAATGAACTAGCTTTCCGCATATCTGCGATTGATAACGCGTCGAAGGTGGGGGATAAGGTCGGAAATTCGTTCTCACGAATCGGTGACCGCGCCACACGCATGTCGACGCGCCTGACGAGCATCGGCAAAACTGGCGTCACTGCGTTGGGCAAGATCACCACCAGCCTGAACTCGATTTCTCAAGGGGCGCGCACCGCGGCCGACCGCATCTCGTCGATCATTCCCGGCATGTCGGCGCTGGTCGGACTGGCCGGCGCCGCTGGGGTAGGGGCGCTGGCGCAACGGTGGGGCGACCTCGGCACCAGTCTTCAGAGGACATCGCGGCAACTCGGCATGTCCACAAGCCGGCTGCAGGCGTGGCATTACGCGGCCAAGCGAGCCGGTGTGACGGCGGAGCAGTTCGACCAAAGCATGCTGTCGTCGCAAAACACCATCCGAGAGGCGGCGTTCGGAGCCAACCCGCAGGCAATGATGCTCATGAGTCGCCTTGGCGTGCGGATATCGCGTGGCAAGGATGGACAGATCGACTATGAGCGAACCCAGCAAGACATCTTGTCCGCGCTTGGGAAAGTCAAGAACCCTGCCGGCCAACGAACGGCAGCCGACGCTCTCGGTATGGGGGCGTTGCTCCCCATGATCCAGCGCGGGACATTCGACGCAGATCGAAGCGAAGCCGGCCGCAAGGGCTACGTATTCGGCGACGAGGCAATTCAACGGGCCACGGCGTTCAATGACAAGGTCAACGACCTCAAGAGCAGCACGGGGGCACTGGCGAACACTATTGGGGACAAGCTCATTCCTGTGTTGACCCCTATGGTCGAGAAGCTAACCGCCTGGCTCGATGAGAACCGCGTGAACATTGCGGACCGGCTGGCCGACGCGGTGGGCAAGTTGACTACGTGGATTACCAGTGTCGACTGGGGGGCCTGGTACGACCGCGTGAACAAGATTGCCGACGCATTCGGCGGGGGGGGCAATGTGCTGGCAGGGGTCGGCGGCATCAAGTTTGTCGCCA